CGATGCTATCGCTAAATTTGGAGTAATTATAAAACAGGTAAAAGGATTTGCCTGTACATCAAGAGGACAAGCTAGAAGATTAGCAAAAGCTATTTTATTTACCGAACAAAATGAAAGTGAAATTGTTACTTTTGGAACATCTATAGATTCTGGAATTGTTGTTAGACCTGGTGCTGTTATAGAAATAGCTGATCCTGTTCGTTCTGGTCTTAGAAGAGGAGGAAGAGTAAGTTCTGCTACAACGACCCAAATAACAGTTGATGATTCTGCTGCAACCGATTTACCAACAACAAATAATCCGACTTTATCTGTAGTATTACCTGATGGAACTGTTGAGAGTAAGTCAGTATCAAGTGTCTCAGGTGCAGTTATTACAGTATCTTCTGCCTTCTCTCAAACTCCTAATGTTAATACAATTTGGCTTTTGCAAGATGATACAGTTCAAGCTCAAAAATTCAGAGTAATAACAGTAGAAGAATCTGATGGAATAAATTATGCGATTACAGCTTTATCTTATGTAAATGAAAAATACGCATTTATTGAAGATGGTGCAACTTTACCAACAAGAACAGTATCAATACTAAATCTTCCCAAAGATCCACCAAATGCTTTACAGGCTGAAGAAAAGATTGTTGAGATAAATAATCAGGCAGTATCTAAACTTATCGTCAGTTGGCAACCTATTGTCGGTGTTACACAGTATCAGGTTAACTATAGATTTAATAATGGTAACTTTGTTTCTACAACAGTTTCTTCTCCTGACTTTGAGATATTTAATACTGATATTGGAACGTATGAGTTTCAAGTATTCAGTTACAATGCTGCATTACAGACAAGTGCAACTTCAACTAATTTAACTTTCAATGCTGTTGGTAAAACTGCATTACCAGCAAATGTTACTGGATTATCAGCCGAACCAATAAATGAAAAATTAGTAAGATTACGTTGGAATTTATCTACAGATTTAGATGTTACTCATGGAGGTAGGGTATATGTCAGACATTCTCCTCTAACCAATGGTAATGGTACATTTTCTAATAGTACTGACTTGATACAGGCATTAGCTGGTAATACAACTGCTGCTGAACTTCCATATTTAGAAGGAGAATATATCTTAAAATTCAGAGATGATGGCGGTAGATTCTGTGCTGGAGAGACAAGTGTAATTATTGAATTACCTGATAATCAAGCTCCACTTATCACACAGACAAGAAGAGAAGATACTGATAGTCCTAAATTCCAGGGAACAAAAACTAATGTTGCTTTTGATGCAACCACAGACACTATAAATTTAGTTGGTGGTGGTAACTTTGATTCGATTACAGACTTTGACCTTGTTGGTTCGTTAGATGACTTTGGTGGAATATTACCAGAGGGTACTTATGACTTTGGAGGTACTGCTGGTGGAGATACTTTAGATTTAGGTGGTGTATTTAGTTTAGATTTAAAACGTCATTTCTTAACAGAAGCATTTTATCCATCGGATTTATTTGATTCAAGAGGATTAATTGATGATGTAAGTGATTTTGATGGACTTACAGCAACAGAAGTTAACGCTGAAATGTTAGTAAGAGTAACTCAAGATAATCCATCTGGATCTCCTACTTATTCTGATTTTCAAACTTTTGCAAATGGTACTTACAAAGGAAGAGGATTTCAGTTCAGAGCAAAGCTTACAAGTAATGATGTAGCACAGGATATAAAAGTTTCTCAACTAGGTTATACAGCATCTTTACAGAGGAGAACAGAACAAGGTAATGTTACAGCAAGCGGAGCAGGGGCAAAGGCTGTTACGTTTACCAATCCATTTTTTGTTGGTACTTCTTCTTTGCTTGGAGCAAATACTAATTTACCCTCTGTTGGTATCAATGCTCAGAATATGGCATCAGGAGATTACTTTGAAGTAAGTAGTATTTCTGGAACGGGTTTTACTGTTCACTTCAAAAATTCATCAAATGCTTCGATTGATAGAAATTTTACATATCAGGCTGTCGGATTTGGTAAAGGAGGGTAGAATAAACACAATGTTAGTTATTTGAAATGGCAGAACATGATTTTATAATTGATAATGGAACGGGTAGTGCAGTTCGTACTGACCTAAATAATTTATTCCAGGCTATTGCGTCTAATAATAGTAAGTCTGGTGCGTTAACAACTAACTATGCGTACCAATGGCATGTTGATACTTCTGATGGAAATTTAAAAATAAGAAATGCAGCAAATAATGGATATGTAACTATTGGTGCGGTTGCAAGTACAAATTTAGGATTAATGCCTCAAGCTGGAGGAACTTTTACTGGAAAGATAATTCATAACTATACATCTAGTTTAAATATTCCATCAGGGACTACTGCTCAGAGGGATGGAAGCCCTGCTGTTGGTATGTTTAGGCATAACTCAACATTAAATCAGTTTGAAGGCTATAACAATGGTGCTTGGGGTGCGATAGGAGGAGGTGCTGGAGCTACGGGAGGAGGAACTGATGAAGTATTTTTTGAATCAGACACTAATGTGACAACAGACTATACAATTACGTCTGGAAAAAATGCACATACAGTAAGTCCTGTTATAAATAGTGGGGTTACTGTTACTGTGCCTTCTGGCAGTTTATTTGTTATTCTTTAATTATGGCTTTAAACATTAACGGCACTACTGGTATTTCTGGGGTTGATGGAAGCGTATCTGCCCCCGCTGTAACTGGAACGGATAGCAATACAGGTATAACATTTCCTTCTGCTGACACTATCAAGTTTTCAACTGGTGGTGTTGAAAGAATGTCGATTACAAATAGCGGTGTTACTGGAGTAGGTGGTGGGGGTAAATTATTGAAATATGATTATTTAGAATATTCAAGCGAATTTTCAACAAATAGTACTTCTTACGTTGACGTGACAAGTATGGCATTTGATTTTACCCCTAGTGCTGCTGGAAGTAAAATTTGGTTGATGTGTACTCCAATGGTAGCTTGTGAGGATCAGATTCAAACTGCTACTGGTTTTGTTGCATTAAGAAGTGGTAGTACCACATTATTTGAAACAAAAGAGTGGCGTTATACATATACATCACAAAATTATCAAACTGTATATAGTCGTAACCTTCCAATACAATATATACATACCCCAACTTACACTTTAGGAGACAGTATTAACTATAAACTAAGTATTAAAAAAGATACCTCCGAGATAAGAGTAAATTATAATAGTCAAGGAAAATCTAATTTTTCAATATTTGAGATAGGAGCATGATACACAGTAAACACGATGCAGTAAAATCTTTAAAACCAAATTCTCAATGGACTTGGGGTGGTTATACTTATTCAGACTTTATATGGCACGATTCTGATACAGCACCAACTGAATCTGAAATAGATGCTGAAGTCACAAGGTTAAATAATGCAGAACCAATGAAATTATTAAGAGAGGAACGAAATATAAGATTAGCTGCAACTGATTGGAGAGCTAGTTCTGATTTAACACTTGCAGATGCTTGGAAAACATATCGTCAAAGTTTGCGTGATTTACCAGCTAGTAGTACCCCAACTCTTGATTCTGATGGTAATTTAGATATGAGTTCTGTTACCTTTCCTACTGAGCCTAGTTAACCATGACAGCAAAGATTAAACTAAACGCAGCATCAGGTGGTGGGTCTTTCAGCTTACAAGCACCCTCATCATCTAGTAATAATAGAGTTATTGCTTTACCTGATATTGCAGATGGAACGCTTTTAACAAGTCAAAGCACTTTAGATTCAACTAAACTATCCCCTGCTATATCTGGTGGCTTAGAAATGGCAGATCAATGGAGAATTACTTCTGGATTTAGTTTTTCAAGTCTCACAGTTATGACTGCTAATTGGGAGAGAGTTGATACAAATGGTTATGGACAACTTGGTACAGGAATGACTGAATCTAGTGGTATATTTACTTTTCCCTCAACAGGAATTTATCATATAGATTTTAGAGCTTCAGGGTCAGTAGTAAACGTAACTAATCATGTTGGTGCAATTATAAGAGCAACAACAGATGGAAGTAATTTTTCTACAGCAGCAGCGCAATATGGCAGTTCGCCATCAGCTAATTATAATAGTGGTCAAAGTACTCAACATATATTTGATGTAACAAATACATCTACGCATAAAGTCTGTTTTGCGGGAGAAGCGGGATCAACAGTCGCATATGATGGTTCAAGTTCACTTTCATATACTAATGTTGTTTTTACTAAATTAGGAGACACATAATGAGAAAAGATGGAAGAGCAGATCACATAGAAGATTATTTAGTAACTGTTCGATTAGGACAATGGTTTGGATGGAGTGATTCTTCAAACAAAATTTATGCAAATCTAATAGTGCATGATGGAGGTTCTAAACCTACTGAAGCTGACTGCACGAATGGACTTGCTGCTATGCAAACAGCATGGGATTTAGAGAATGACTCTTATAAATCTTTAAGAAGAGCAGCCTATGATAGTTTTGGAAATCAATTAGATATGTTGTATGCAGATATGCTCGCTGGTAAACTAGATACAACTGGAACGTGGGCTACCCACATAAAAAACGTCAAGGATTCAAATCCAAAACCTAGTTAATTATGTCAGAGATCAAGGTAAATTCGATAAAAGGGGTAGGAGCTAGTGCTGCTGCTATTACTGTCAACAATACTGATGGAACGTGTACTGCCAATATTACATCTAACGGTGGTGGACAATTAAGTAATAGAAATTTAGTAATTAACGGAGCTATGCAAGTGGCTCAACGTGCTACGTCAGTAACCTCTGCAAGTGGAGATTATCTTACTGTTGATAGATTTAAATATAAACATAACGGAAATGATAATGACCTAACCCAATCACAAGCTGATGTTGCAAGTGGAACAACTCCTTACACTTTAGGTTTTAGAAAATCATATAAGCTTACAAATGGGAATCAGATAGGTGGTGCTGGTACTGGCGATAGATGTCGATTACAAATGAATCTTGAAGCACAAGATATTGCAAATAGTGGCTGGAATTATAAATCTAGTTCGAGTTTTATAACATTATCTTTTTGGGTAAAATCAAGTGTTGCACAAAATTTCTATGCTTCTATAAGAGCAGTAGATGGAACAGCACAAGGATATTCTTTTGAAACAGGTTCTTTAACTGCCGATACTTGGACAAAGGTTACAAAAACAATTCCTGGTAATAGCAATTTAACTTTTGACAATAATGCTGAATTAGGTTGGAACATGGATATTGCTCAATTTTTTGGAACAGATCGTACTTCCTCTGGGAACACAATGAATCAATGGGCTGCATACGATAGTAGTAATCTAATGCCAGATAATACAGGAACTTGGTTTACAACAAATGGTGCTACTTGGGAAATTACAGGAGTTCAATTAGAAGTAGGCAGCGTGGCAACAGATTTTGAGCATAGGTCATTCGCTCAAGAATTATCGCTTTGTCAGAGATATTTTTATGTTCATACTGAGGGTTTAAATACAGCTATAGGTAATGGAACTTATTGGACTACTTCTAGTGTATTTTGTCCAGTATTTTTTCCAGTTGAAATGAGAAATGCACCATCAATGGTAGTTGCTAATGATGGTTCTACTGAGCGTTATAGTTGGAATAGAAATGGTGGTAGTAATAATGAAAAAGGAGATAACTGGTCATTAGCAATAACAAACAAACGCAGTTGTGAGATATATGACCCTGCTGCTAGTGGAACTGCTGGTCATTCTTGTTTCGGGCGAAGTATAAATGCAGATGGAAAAATTACTTTTAATTCGGAGCTTTAATTATGGCATATCCAACAAATCCTATTTATAAACTTCAAAAAAATCCTATAATAGAAATAGTTGATTCTGTTAATAAAAAGATTGAAGGTGGAACAATGTCTATTCCATTTGACGAAGCAAACACCGACTACCAAGAGTACCTTGAGTGGGTAGCAGAGGGAAACACAGCCGAAGCTGCTGATTAATTAACCTTATCTTGCATCTGCCTTGTCATTATCCCCATAGTGACGTAGAGAGGAGATAGGGCTAGAATAAGCAGTAATACGACTACAGACATTAATGCTGTGGCTCTTGCTATCTGTTCTTTTATCATGTTTCAAAAAATAGCGAATATTCTTTCTATAGTTTCCTTTGTATTGGTGTCATCTGTCATCGGTGGAGGGTACTTTGGTTATAAATATGTAACATCAGAACAATTCCAAAACAAAATGATGAATAAAGTTCTTGGTGGAGTTAGTGGCATGATGCCTAAAGTATTAGAAAAAGGATTACCTGAGATGGTACAACCATCAATGGATATACCAGATGGTTTTGGAATCTAATGAACTGTTATTGGTGCGGTACAGAATTAATCATCGGTGGTGACATTGATATTGAAGATGGGATGGTTGGTTATCCTGAGTTTTCGGTAATGACTAATTTATCTTGTCCTAAATGTTATGCAGAAGTAGAAGTCCTTAAAAAAAGAGATGCCTTCGATTGAGATACCTGATATAAGTATTCGTGAGATTTATATACCAGACGTTCCAGAAATATATACTCCTCATTTCATAACTATTACTGAGCCACCTGAGATTGATGCCCCTGGCTGCACTTATCAGCATCGAGATATAAAGAATACTGGTAATCGTAATTTGTTACTGGAAGATCCAAATGGAGTGTTTACTACCTGTGATTTTCCTTT